TTATACGGAAGAAGATGAAGATGGGCATAGGGGGGAGTATCTGATGTCAATAGAAGTGCGATTGGAACCTGCCCTGTTCACGAAACTGAAAAACGATTCAGACATCAATGGCATGGTTTCTACCCGGATCAGTCCTGTCGCTTTGGATCAAGAGTTATCCCTGCCCGCCATCATGTACGAGATCACTGGTTCTGATCCCAAGCGAAACCTTGAGGGTAGAAACAACCTGATTCAATCAGATGTGGACATTTACTGCATTGCTGAAACGTACTCTGACGCTACCAAATTGGGTGAATATGTCCGTAGAAGCATGTCTGGTGGTCGTGGCAACGTCTTTATCAACGACGATGGGTTGGTAAATGTACGGATTCTGGGTATCACCCATACTGATGACCGAATTGAATACAGCCCACCTGTCGATGGCGGCAGAACTGGCACATACACCAGACGTTTTTCATTCCTGATTTCATACAGGCCAGAGGATTCATAATATGACAGCAACACTTGGCAATGGAGCCACCTTCACTTGGGGGACAAACGAGATTGGGCAAGTCATGTCCATCAGTGGCCCGTCACAAGAGAGGAACATCGTTGATGTGACCACCTTGGGTAGCACCCAAACCCATAATATTACTGGTGGCAACACCCAAGCCACCCCAACCCGTGCGTTTCTAGGCGGTTTCGCGGATTCGGGTGAAGTAACACTTGAGCTGCAAATGGGCTTGACTGATGGCGGGGGGGATGACAAAAAGCACGAGGGACTCGTCGATGACATGGTTGCTGGTACGGCTCGAACCGCTGTCATTGTTCTTGCTGCAACCGATACCATCTCGTTCAGTGCATTCATCACTGGACTGAGTATCAACAACGCAGTGGATGAAGTAGTTACGATGTCCGTTACCTTTAAGGTTAGCGGTGACGTTACATTGAGCGCATAAAGGAACTCAGATGGCTATTAGAATTGGAAATGGTGCAAAGTTTAAGTTCGGCTCGGGTCCGACAGATGTTGGTGAAGTGATCTCAATCTCTGGGCCAAACTTTGAACGAGGCTCAGTAGATACCACGAACCTTGGAACAACCACTGCCCGCACATTTGTTGCTGGTATGTTTGATCCTGGCGAAATCACTCTAGAATTGAACTTTGACAACAATGATGCTGGTCAGGTGTTGCTTGAAGCGGCTGTTGCAACTGGAGCGGAAAACGCTTGGGAGATCGAGTTTGCCGCAACGACAGCAGAAGGTACAGATCCGTTGACATTCTCAGGAACCTGCATTGTCCAAAGTTTTAGCAATAATATTGCTATGGATGAAGCGGAAACCGCAAGCGTTACCCTGAAGGTTGTTAAGGCAATCAGCACGGATGCGGACGCTTCCTGATGCTTGATCGAGATGCAATCCTCAATGTCGTTGACCTGAAACCAGAAGTGGTAGAAGTCCCTGAATGGGGTGGGTCACTTTACATCCGAATGCTGACAGCATCTGAACGTGACAAGTTTGAGGCGAGTTGCGTAGGCACTGGCAAAAAGCAGAACCTCACCAATATCCGTGCGCGGCTGGTCGTGCTTTGTGCGTGCGATGAGGCTGGTGAAAGACTGTTCACCGATGCTGATGCAGAGGCTCTGGGTCGCAAGTCCGCTGCTGCGGTTGATAAAGTCTTTGGTGCTTGCTCCAAACTAAATGGATTCAGCAGTCAAGATATTGAGGATCTTGAGGGGGAATAAAAGCCAGGCCAACACTTCTGTTCATGCTCAAGTTGGCACTGGCACTAGGACAACCCCTCTCTCAAATCCGTAGCATGAGTAGCCATGATCTTGCACTGTTCATGGCTTACGACAGAATCAGTCCCATTGGGCCTGAGCGTATTGATGCTGGACTAGCCATCCAGACATCTGTCATTGCAAATGCCCATAGGGCCAAAAACTCAACTGCTTTCAAGCCGGAACAGTTTATGCCGTGGTTGCCGAAGAAAGAACAGACGCTTGATGAGATGAAGGCGATTCTTATGGGCATGTCAAAATCCAAAGGCTAAACCGTGGCAAGCATCAAAGCACTACATATTGAGATCGGCGCACGAGTATCGGGCTTTACCCGCAAAATGCGGAAGATTCGTCGTGATCTCAGACGGATGCGTAGAGATGCCAAACGCATGGGAGCCAGTTTTGTTCGGATGGGCAAAATGGCAGCGGTTGGTGCTGGTCTTATTGGTGCTGGCATGGTGGCGGCTACAAAAAGGTTTGCTACGTTTGAGGCCAACCTATTGAGGGTTCAAGCACTAACGAATGGCACGGAAAAAGACTTTAACTCTTTGAAAGCAACTGCGGAGCGGATGGGTATCACTACTGCATTTACCGCATCAGAAGCGGCAGAAGCAATGGTGAAGTTGGCCCAACAGGGGCGAACTACAAGTCAAACCATGTTCATGCTCCCGAAGGTTTTGGACTTGGCGGTTGTCGGCACTTTGGAGTTGGATGAGGCAGCTCGCCTTGCTGGTGTGACTTTGAACCAGTTTGGGTTGGGTGTCGCAGAGACAGAAAGAGCGGCTGACGTTCTTGCGAAGGGTGCATCTGTCTCAGCAACAACAGTTCAAGAGTTGGGGGAAGCACTCACCTACGCTGGTCCCCTTGCTAAGAACATGGGCTTCTCCCTGGAAGAAACTGTTGCTGTTCTTGCTGCGTTTGCAAATGTTGGTGTTGTCTCCGGTCGTTCTGGTCGTGCTTTTGCTGCGGTCATCGCAGAACTTGGTACTGAAATCAGAGAGCAAGGGCTTGTTGGTGCATTAGACGAACTTGCTAAATCGGGCAAGACTGCTGACCAACTGATGACGGAACTGAACCGGATTGCCGGTCGTTCTGTTGGTTCGCTCAGAGAGGTGACTGGTGAAATTCTCAACATCAATGACGAACTTGTAAAGGCCGCTGGTACATCGAAAAACTTCGCTGAAAAAGTGCTGTCAAAGACAGAGGGTGCTTTTGTTCGTCTGCGTTCTGCTGCTGACGGTCTGATTAACTCTTTGGGTGAAACCTTTGCCCCGTTCATTGTCGGTGCGTTTGAAGAGATCACGAACTCGCTGAAAACTACCGTTGAGTTTATGAAAGATTTCAGACACGAAATGGGGTTCACAGAAGAGGCGGGAGCAGCATTGGCAAAAAATATGCTGGCTGGTGTTGCTGGCGTGCTTGACGCTTCTGCCGTCATAATGAAAAACGTCAACTCTATCACTGGTGCGGTTGATATTTTCTTGTCGGCATTCCGGATTGTAGGAGTCATTCTTGCAGGGATCACTTTTGGCATTAGTAAAGTTATGCAGACTCTTGCCGAAGGACTCAATGCGCTTGGGGTAGGCGACGGATCTTTTGCTCTTGAGATGGAAATTGAAGCAGAGGCCATGAAAATTATGATGGATGATCTCGGCTCCCAGATTGCTGACTCATTCGACAATGTTGCTGATGGTGCTGGCAACGCAACAACTGATTTCATTGAGAACTTAGGCAAGAACTTTGAACGTATCCGCGAGAAGTTTGAAGGTTTCAAACCGCCAGAAGCCCCAGAAGAGCCAGGCAGAACTGGTACACCAGACTTGGGTGGTGGCTTGACCAAAGATCCAGAAATCAAAACCCTGTTTAACCAGTTCCCTGACGTTCAAGAAGAACTGATGAAGATTCCCGCGACTCTTGCTCAGGTTAGCAGGGAGTTTGACGGTTTCTTGGCACAAGACTTGATTCAGAACTTGGTCAATGCTGAAATCTCGATCGAAAATCTCGATGAGCTTGTAACGAAATTAGAGAACGTCGGTTCAGCGGTAAGAGGTGGCTTCCTTGACGAAAGCGTTGGAAGTGCAATCGCTGACAACTTGCTGAAAGAAGCAGGGGCGTTTGAAGCAGCCGACCCACCCGACTTTTCTGAACTCCAGGGTTTCATAGGTGACATGTCTGCAACCTTGTCAGAACGAGACTTCATTTCAGAACTTGCGGGGTTCAAAGTTGGTAGTGAGGGTGACAGGGCGGTCCTTGATTCTGATACTTTGACCAACTCTGTAGTTGACCAATTTGTGACCCTCTTTGACCAACTCAATCTCGCAAGAGAGCAAGGCCGACTAGCACCGGGAGAGTTTGCTGAATTTAGTGAGGCTTTGAGACAAGACTTGCTCACGACTGCAAGGGGAGATGATCTTGAAGATCCAACTAAGGGTTTCACCGACTCATTGCAGACCGCTCTTGGTGCAGTAAAGGTTGATCCATTTGCTGAAACCAGTCAGAAGCGTACAATGAAGGCATCAGAAGAGACTGCAAA